GTTCCCCAATTTTGAATGTCAAGCGCAGTACCTTCTGTATTTGCGCCGTCTGACAATCTCAGTGCAATTGAATTTGCGTCATCTTCTCCTTGGAACACAGCGGCTCGAAGGTCCAATGTTGCTGTGCCAATTGCTTCGTTTGCTATTAGATTTGCAGACCCACTTGGATATTGATAATAATTTTCAAGATTGGTATATGCATAAAATCCATTTGAGCCACTTGAAATTGTGCCATATGAATATGTTCCATTGAAATCAATATATTCACCGAAAAATTGTGTATCTTGCGTTCTTGCTACAACTTTTATGTTAGTATCGCAATTATAAAAAGAAATCTTATGACATTGAGCAAAGTCGCCTATGTCATCCACAAGTAAAGCGGCATATCCAACTGGAGACTCCGCCAAGCTCAAGAATGATATTTCATTATTGATACCAATATTGACAAGATTTTGGTTAGAACCCGATGGATAAATTTCCGTTGTTTGGATGTTGCTACCAACGATACTTACATACGGTTTGCCAACAAGACTGATTTCATTTTCATAAAATTTGCCCGGTCCGATGCTGACTACATAACGATTATTTTCATTTGAATCCGTGATATAATCAACGGCAGATTTGATACTTGAGAAATCTCCACCTTTCTTGGCAACCGTTATTGTTCTTGCATCTTTGTTTACAAGATACAATGAAGAACTGAAGTTGATTTGCGTCTTTAGGAAATTATCAGAACCGTCAATCTTTCCTGTAGATCCGCTATGTTCAACAACAATGTCCAATGTGTCATTTTCAAAGTTTAGTGCCGAACCAAATATACTTGGTGCAGAACCCGACTGTGGCATATAAATAGCCTTTGACCATCTTTGGAAATTGACAGCAGTTAGACGCAAACTTGCTCCATCATAAGCAAGAAATCCTGTTCCTGCGGCGGCACCCACTGCTTTGGTAAGCAAACAGCCATTGACAATGAATGTACAACCGGGCTTGTCAGCAAGAGCGAACACAAGATCGGTTGTTGTTGCAACACCGCCGTTGGTAGAAGTAACATTGCGCAACTGCATTCTGCCGATACCACTACCATCATTTGTTACATGAAATCCGGTTGTAAAATTATATCCACCATATTTTACATTGGAACACTGCATGATACAGTTTCCTCCACCCGTACCAACTGTTCTTGCGTGAGTATAATTTGGACCAAATCTTACGTTTTCAACATAAAAGATTGCATTGGTCTGTGGAGTTGTTGCAGATTTATATTCAACAGCGGCAGCATTACTTCCTGTGCAACCTTGAAGTTGCAAATCTTGAATCATTGATTGATCTGCACCATTGATCAATGTTAGACTTGCGCTGGTTGATTCAATAATTGTTGCTGTTGAATTTAGACCAACCACAACAACATATGACTTCATTGTTATTGGGTCTTCTTTGTATAGACCAGCACGAACCTGAACAACGTATGGATTTGTTGATGTTGCGTCTGATATACTATCAACCGCGGCCTTGATGGATGTAAAATCTGCACCAGTGCTACCCGGCAATCCAACTCTAATAACATTTTTTGCTGCGGTTAGATATGATGGTAATGTATATTCAACTTCACCGGTTGCGCTGTTTCTTACAAGAACATCGTTACTTGCTGTATTATACGCGGGATTATTGTAATAAAATGAACCCGTCAATCGAAAACTACCAGTAACAGCCACGCCTCCATTTACATCCAATACTGCATTTGGCGTACTTGTTCCAATACCAATATTACCAGTTGACAATACTGTCATTCTTTCGCTTGGAGCCGCGCCGCCAGTACCAGTTCTGATAACAAACCGCTTATTGGTATCCGCATCAAGTCTTACTTCATTTGTAGGAGTACGAACAGTGTAAAGATAACTGACGTAATTTCCGTTAGTTGCATCATTTTCAGACCATCCAATACCAACCGTGGAGTTCGCGCCCGCTGAGTTATTATACACGTGCAGTATATTTTTACCAGATGCCGTGTTCTTGAATATTTCAAGAGTAGTTTTTGGAGTACTTGTTCCAATACCAACATTACTTCCACTATCAAACAATGAACCAGTTGTCAGCGTTGTTGCATCGCTAAACTTTGTTACATAATTTGCAGTGCCGCCGGATATTGTGCCAGCACCGCTTGTGCCACTTGATCCCGCCGTTCCGCTTGAACCGTTCGTACCTGACGTTCCACTTGAACCATTGGTACCACTTGTTCCGTCGGTGCCAGAAGTTCCGGACGACCCGTTTGTTCCGGATGTACCGGAAGAACCGTTCGTGCCACTCGTTCCGTTCGTGCCGCTTGTTCCATTTGTCCCCGAAGTTCCACTCGAACCGTTGGTTCCGCTTGTACCACTTGTTCCGTCGGTGCCAGAGGTTCCGCTTGAGCCACTCGTTCCCGACGTTCCACTTGAACCATTGGTGCCGCTCGTTCCGTTGGTGCCCGAAGTTCCGGACGACCCGTTTGTTCCAGATGTACCGGACGAACCGTTCGTGCCGCTTGTTCCGTTCGTACCTGACGTTCCACTTGAACCATTGGTGCCGCTCGTTCCATTGGTGCCAGAAGTTCCGCTCGAACCGTTGGTTCCGCTTGTACCACTTGTTCCGTCAGTTCCCGACGTTCCACTTGAACCATTGGTGCCGCTCGTTCCGTTGGTGCCCGAAGTTCCGGACGACCCGTTTGTTCCGGATGTACCGGACGAACCGTTCGTGCCGCTTGTTCCGTTCGTACCTGACGTTCCACTTGAACCATTGGTGCCGCTCGTTCCATTGGTGCCAGAAGTTCCGCTCGAACCGTTGGTTCCGCTTGTACCACTTGTTCCGTCAGTGCCAGAGGTTCCGCTCGAACCGTTCGTACCCGACGTTCCGTTGGTGCCCGAAGTTCCGGACGACCCGTTTGTTCCGGATGTACCGGACGAACCGTTCGTTCCCGACGTTCCACTTGAACCATTGGTGCCACTCGTTCCATTTGTCCCAGAAGTTCCACTCGAACCGTTGGTTCCACTTGTTCCATCAGTGCCAGAGGTTCCGCTCGAACCGTTCGTACCTGACGTTCCACTTGAACCATTGGTGCCGCTTGTTCCGTTGGTGCCGGAAGTTCCGGACGACCCGTTTGTTCCGGATGTACCGGACGAACCGTTCGTGCCGCTTGTTCCGTTGGTACCCGACGTTCCACTTGAACCGTTGGTGCCGCTCGTTCCATTGGTGCCAGAGGTTCCGCTCGAACCGTTCGTACCTGACGTTCCACTTGAACCATTGGTGCCGCTTGTTCCGTTGGTGCCGGAAGTTCCGGACGACCCGTTCGTGCCACTCGTTCCATTTGTCCCAGAAGTTCCACTCGAACCGTTGGTTCCGCTTGTACCACTCGTTCCATTTGTACCCGACGTTCCGCTTGAACCATTGGTGCCGCTTGTTCCATTCGTACCGGAAGTGCCGTTCGTACCAGATGTTCCACTGGTACCGGAATAACTTAATGCATACGATGCCGTGCCGAATAAGCTACCAGTGAAACTATTGCTTCTCTCGTATCCGGTCGCGGTTGAATTTACCATCCAAACTTGGCCGGGAACAAGCGACGCAGAATCATAAAACCCCGATATATCATCAAGATGCACAGGAGAAACCGGGCTGACGAGGATTTTTCCTGCCACGCTGTCACTTCGCAAAACCATTCCTATTCTAACTATATCATACGGAGCCGTCGGTCTTATGTCTGTGTACTCCCCGGGCGTGGTACTCGATAAATAAACCATAGCCCCGTCCGGATATCCATTAGTATTTAAATTTTCGACGACACCAAATGCAGTGACATATCCAAATTCATTATTTTCTATATTTTGAATAGATATTCCATAAATTTCGGAATCATAATCCGCACGATTTCCTATGTGAGCCGATGCTATAGCCAATTCACCTAATGGATTTCCATGACTGCTCACGCCTTTTATTTTTACGACTGCGCCGTTTGGTATAGTTATACCGGAGACATTCTCCGTCCAAATATAATTTGTCTGACCCAGCTTTAGAACGGAAGACCCGGTCATACCAACAGAAATTGTTTGATATTCATCATCCCATACCAATTTTCCTATAGAATTGCTCTGGCTTGCTGTGGTGTCTATGTTCAGACTAGGAAATGTCGAGCTACCAGACACCGTAAATGACCCTGAAATTACAACGTCGCCCAATTTGGAAATATCAACATATGATGAAGTATTTGAAATAGAAGCTGATGTTGATATGGTAGCAAAAGAAGAAGTTGAAGAATATGAGGCGGTTGTGGCCGTACTTGCATTTCCGCTGATACTGGCACTGATATAAGAACTATTTTGCCAATGCAATGCAACTCCATCATACATCAAAACTTGTCCATCAGTTGGACCAGATATATTTACATCACTCAATCCGCTCAATGTCTGGGTGATAGAAGAGCCGCCGCCACCAGCACCACCAACGTTTCTAAACAATCCGCCCTGTTGAATTGCGTATGAGTTGGCATTTGTGAAATTTGCATCATTTCTAAGAATTAGATACGAAGAAAGTATTGCACTTGCTGCTGTGTTTGGAGCTTCAATAAAAGATTCAAATGCAATGTTTGCAATAGCGTCCAATTTTGTAGGATATGTTGTATTTCCATAATAAACATATATGCCTTTTGTTGCTCCGCCGGGAAACCAATAAACTCTTTGAATTGTCCATTGACGATTTATACCAGTACCCGGTACAGCAGTCAATACTCCATTGTTGCTGTAACGTGTAGGATCTATTGTTAAATATCCAAGTCCTGCATTTGTATCATATGCCCACGCCGATCCACTTTGACGATATCTATAAATTTTTGATATTGTGGTACCCGAATCAACAACGTAACTTGGACTGTTTGGATCGACGGAATAATTTCTACCATCTGCATAAGCAGTTCCACTTGCAATAATCAAACTTCCTGTACTTGAACCGCTAACATATGTGTTTAAGCCGCTCAATTTTAATGAACCAAATGCTCTAATAAAATCATTGCTGCGTTGTTTAAATCCATAAGCAACACTTGGAAATGTTTGAACGGCACCTATACTTGTACGATTTTGGTGAACTACTATCCCGATTGGTATCAGCGTATTATATTCTCCGTTAAAAAATGGAGTTCCTTGTGCAAAAATTTGCCCGCTGGAATTAATTGCAATGAAACTTTGATCGTACGATGCACTTAATGGAGCAATACTTGCACTCACAGTTGGCCAATTCAAGTATTGAATGATTGGAAATGGATTGTCTGTTAGCGAAGCATTTAGACTAACAATAATTCCGCTGCCGCTTGTTACTTGATACACAGTTGATGATTGTGTTACAATCAAACCGCCATTCAATAATCCTGTGTAAAGATTACCTTCCAGCCAACGAAGACGAGTAGTGTTTGCATATCCTTGACCATTCTGAGTAAAATACAAATCATTTGTAGACCCAGACACATAAATATAAGAAGCAGAAACGGAATTATCTACATCCGCATCGACTGGACTAAATTTTATATATCCATCAATATCAAATGCACCAAACGCTTTAATGGTTGGATTTGATGGAGAATTAGAACCGGATATTAATATACTACCAGTTAATACTGTATTGCCAAACAATGTATTATTACCAACCTGAATTGTTGAACCGGAAATATTTAAGCTTCCGCTCAATGTTGTATCTCCGAGTAATGTGTTATTACCCACTTGTATCGTCGAACCAGACACAGAAAATGAACCTGTTATATGTTGATCTCCTATGAAATTATTGGACGCAGTGGTGGCAAAGACGGAAATATCCAGACCCTCCAAGAAAGATGCCGTGACAGCGTAGTTTGTAGAATTGGCATATACGGAATAAGACGCGGATGTAGCATCGAAGGAATATATTGAATTATTTGCCCAACTTGCGGTGATTTCCGCGGTTTGATTGCTGGAAATTGGACCAAATACAACAAGTGACCCTGTGATGTCCACACTACCTGTAAATTGGTGTGTATTTGAAATATTATTTCCAAACTTGTTAGACCCAGATGCATATACTGTCGACGCCGTGACTGTGACGACATTCAAATTTGTGACTGTAATAGACGACGCGGTAACTTGTCCGAATGTTACATTATTTATTGACGTAAACGCGAGTCCTCCCCCGTTGCTCAACTGTGCGCTGCTGGTAACTACATTTACCGGGGTCACTCCGCTTGTGCCGGAAGTTCCATTCGTACCCGAGGTTCCACTTGAGCCATTCGTGCCAGAAGTTCCATTCGTGCCAGACGTACCGTTCGTACCCGAGGTTCCGCTTGTGCCACTCGTACCCGAGGTTCCGCTGGTTCCAGAAGTTCCATTCGTACCCGAGGTTCCACTTGAGCCATTCGTTCCAGAAGTTCCATTCGTGCCAGACGTACCGTTCGTACCCGAGGTTCCGCTTGAACCGTTGGTTCCACTTGTGCCGCTTGTGCCACTTGTTCCGTCAGTTCCCGAGGTTCCGCTTGAACCGTTGGTTCCACTTGTGCCGCTTGTTCCGTCGGTACCCGAGGTTCCACTTGAACCGTTCGTCCCCGACGTTCCACTCGAACCATTGGTTCCGCTTGTTCCATTTGTACCCGAGGTTCCGCTCGAACCGTTCGTCCCCGACGTTCCACTCGAACCATTGGTTCCGCTCGTTCCATTTGTACCCGAGGTTCCACTTGAGCCATTCGTTCCAGAAGTTCCATTCGTGCCGGAGGTTCCGCTTGTTCCGTCGGTACCCGAGGTTCCGCTTGAACCGTTCGTCCCCGACGTTCCACTCGAACCATTGGTTCCGCTTGTTCCATTCGTACCCGAGGTTCCACTTGAGCCATTCGTTCCAGAAGTTCCATTCGTGCCGGAGGTTCCGCTTGTTCCGCTCGTTCCGTCGGTACCCGAGGTTCCACTCGAACCATTGGTTCCGCTTGTTCCATTTGTACCCGAGGTTCCACTCGAACCGTTCGTCCCCGACGTTCCACTCGAACCATTGGTTCCGCTCGTTCCATTTGTACCCGAGGTTCCACTTGAGCCATTCGTTCCAGAAGTTCCATTCGTGCCGGAGGTTCCGCTTGTTCCGCTCGTTCCGTCGGTACCCGAGGTTCCACTTGAACCGTTGGTTCCGGACGTTCCATTCGTTCCGCTCGTGCCGTTGGTGCCGGAGGTTCCACTTGTTCCGGAATATGTAATAGCATACGACGCGGTTTCTGCGTATGAAGATGATATGGCAAAACTCGCGGTTAATTGTGCGGTTCCTATAACAACCAAATTACCGGACACGTTCAAATCTCCGGATATATTTCCGTCGCCTTCTACTATCAGGCCATTTCTGACGATTAGTTCGTTACTCATGGATGTTTATTATATTATATAAATATACCGCCCCATCCTAAAATTGTTTTTATATCGAAAAAGCGTAGCGTTTTTGTCTGATATGTTTTTGGCCAAAATTCGTGCGTTGTCAAATTAAACCATCATCCTTATAAGTTTAATAGTCCAATTGCCCGCTATCGGATTTGCTAGTATATTAATATTACCACCAGTGTTGTCTGCGGATAAAAATACAGGAACTGAGCCGATTTGGCTTACTTCTGTGTTATAATATTTAATATAAGTGTTATTCCAAGTTGCGACCATTTCGCTCGTTTTAAAATTCGCACCACCATCGTTGATACTGATAAGCCACTTCCCGGCATTTCCAGAAGAAATAGGGACGCTATCTATATAACCAGAGGCAGATACATTCAACGCTACGTTTGTATTGAATGAACCCGTAGCACCCGCATTACTAATACTGATTGACCCGTATGTAACGGAACCGGACGCGTTAAGATAACTGGCCGTTGCAGCGGAGTTTGCATATGCTGAATAATCCGACACAAATGCGTGGTTTGAGTTTGGAGATATCCCAATGGGGGTACCATTTCTGGGAGATTGGATATCCATAGTACTGACTGAGAATAAGTCCGGTTTCGCGGCTTTATCCGGGGCGGCGGATATGTTAGATGCCTCTGTTCCAAATACGATTTTACGAGGAGTGAATGCCTTCTGAACAACGGACTTATAATTTTCATATCTATTTGGCAATAGATATGCATATACCATCATACTAAATGTCGTTTTTACTACGCGGTCCTGTCCGGCTTCCAACGAGGTTTCAAAATTATAGTCGGATATAGAAGTTCTAAACTTGAATCTCTTCTTGTCTCCCCAATAGTCTTCGGTTGAAAAATTAATAGCTTGAATTATTTCATTTCCTTGTTCTACCAAATCCGTCCACACGATGTAATCATAATTTATAATAACATGGTCTGGCATTGCAACGGAATATAACTCTTTCACGGGAGAAAACCCAGACATAGCAGAAAACTTATCATATTGATTTTTTTCCGAAAACTTTTTCTCCACTGGGTATTGTAAATAACGATTGAATGTAATCAATCCATCATTTCTTTGCATCGTGGTGCGCCTGTATGCAATTGCCGGACATTGTATTTTTCCGTTCTTATCTCTAATTACACCATCTTTTCTTATTGATTTCCAACGTTCCTCCGATGCGTAGCTTATTGGCACCTTAACCTGTCTGCCGGAATCGATTATAGTCGGACTTATTACTGTATCTAGGTAAGTAAATATTGCGCCGTCAATATCTATTAAATTTACCGAGAAATCTTTCTCCGTGTCTTTGTCTCGCCGGACATTCATCGCACGATTCTCCGACACCTTCATCCCAGACATTTCAGTGGAATGATTTATGTTGTTTGGTGCCGGGTTGTTAGCCGGAGTATTTGTTGGGCCACGCCATGCCATAAATTATTTGTTGTTTATTTGATCCCAAATTTGTTGCAGTCCATCGCTTTCATCATATCCACGCCTTGCAGCAGCATCTACGAACTCTTCATATTTTTTATATTTGCCCGCCATAAAGCCGAGAGCTGTTTCTTTACTTGGTTGTTCTGGTGTAAGACTTTTTAAATATATACCATATGTTGCGCCATCCCGGTCTTTTACTATTGCCCGTTGTTCTCCGGTTTTTCTATCCGGTATACTGTCCGATACAAACGTCACGGGGGCACCGGTTACAGTAAAAATTTCATCGCCAGCCGCATAATCGCTATGTTTAATTTTATTAATCATACCTTTCATCTGAGATTTAAGGTCTTGATTAAATGCGTCGATATTCTCATTTTTTATTTGCTCGACGATGGATTTTAATTTTATCATAAGTTAGTCGTTCCTCTCAATTATGTTTAGAGAGGTATACTTGGTATAGTGAGTGTTGCACACGATAGAGTGACTCTTATCAGCTTGTCCACCCAGAAGTTGTTCTTGTACAACATTATCTATTTCGTAATATCTATCATTCCAGAATATCATATCTCCAATTTCCGGATAAAATTCCAATTGGCGGAGCATTTTCTCTCGCAATTTAAATATATGATTCTGTGAACGACTTGGTCCGAAATCGTCATATTCGGCTTCCATGTCTGCACGTTCTATCAATGAAGAAACTTGAACCGACGGCATATACCATTTGCCGGTGGCCTGAGAAGTTTCTCCATATATGTTCGTGGCAGTCTCGTTTGGGGAGATTTTAAATATCTGGACCAAGTTTTCGATAATATCCCCCATTAGCTCGGCATTGAATTGCCCAACCAAATTTAAATCTCGTTGCGAAAAGTAACGTCCTCTTAATCCCATATTAGTTTCCTCATTTGGTCGGTTGTTATTGGAGATTCTTCTCTAATTCTTATTATTTTTATGCCACTCTGCTTGGCCATATTAGTTTTCAATTTATCCACTTTCATACTTTCTCGTTGGAATGGATATTTACAATCTTCCTCATTTAACGGATGCCAAAATGTTCCATCAAATTCAAACAAAATATTTTGGTCCGGAAGAAATGCGTCATAATATCTTCCTCCCATTGGATATTGCGTAATAAAACATACACCCAATTCGTTCAACATGTCGTAATATTTACGTTCAAGTGAAGTAAATTTATCTCTCGGATTGAGAGTCTTTTTTATGCCAACGAATCCTAGTAGCTTGATTTCGTTCTTCGTCAGCACTTGGTTTAATAATGAAAATGGTCTCATCCTATATAAATTCCAAGTGGGACCATGCGCAATGTGTCTTGCAATTGTTGAGCCTCGGCGGCGCGAATTTCGAGTTGTGCCTTACGACTGGTCGCTTCGAGATTTTCTCTCAATTGTGTCATCAAGTCGGTTTTTTCTGCCGCCGCTTCTTGGCGTAATTCTCCGCCGTCCAAGGTAACTTCTGCGCCGGGAATTGGAATAGTTTGATATTTCTGGCGGATACTTCCCAACACTTCTTTACACAGAGCGAGAAAATATTTGCGAATCCATTGGCGACCCACGGAATTAATACTTGCATACGGTATTACATTGTACGGAACATTACTATAATCTCCAATCACGGTCGATGACACAGCCGATCCAGATGCATTGTAATATGAACCGGACGGAGATATGCCTTGAGCATCTCTCTCGGCCCCAATCAAATATTGGAAATATAGTTTCATCGAATATGTTGGGATTGGGAAAATTTTTATTTTGTTGTTGACCAACTCAAATCCGTATCCCGACTTTCTTACCATGTCATTAAATTCGATAGCTTGCATACGAAGCAAATCTTCGAATATTGGAGTCATCAAAAATTGAGTGGCTGGGGAATATCCCGCGAATCCCATTTCATTCAATACATTGCTGTAACTCATACCAGTCATGCTGAATGGGTCGTATATGCGTGCCGCTGCTGGTGGCATATCATGAAATATTCTACGAATTTCTATGCGGTTGTAACTCTCGCTGACATCTCCCCACAAAGATTGTAAATCGTAGGACTGGGTTCCGGCTGATATATTTATGCTTCCTTTTTTCCAGTCAACAGTTCCACCAACGCCAAACTCCGTGCCGTATCCTTGTGCAAGCTTTATTATATATGGAAGACCGCTACCAACAACATTAGTCTGTGTGATGTTTGTGCTTACAGAAGTTCCTTGCAAAACCCCAATATTATTTCGAATGTTAAACTGATTCACCTGTGCACTATATTCGAATATTGCTTCTTCGAAGCATGCATAAAAATTGGAATCAATCATTTCTATGTCGGTAATTGGGTACCCAAGTCGGGTAGCCGCCCAGCGGGCCGCTGCCGGTGCGTCTGTTTTAAACACCGGGTCGAGTTCAAAAAATCCAAATGGAGTACTTCCCGTTACGATTGCTGAACCGGACCCCGGCCAACGAACTCTGTCTTGGTCAACGTTGTAAGTTATGGATGTGTCTGGCATATTATATAAATATATCATCGTTGCCTATTTACTCTGCTATTGTAAATAAAACGACCGGGTATATACTCTTTCTTGGTCTCTGTTATATTTATATCAGTGTATGATTAAACTTAAAGATTTGCTCCGGGAGAGTAATATAATAAAAATGGCCCAAGACGAAGTCCAAGAGGATTACCAACCACCGGCAGACAAAGCACCATACAGTGCACACGAATTAACGCCACCAGTACATGTGGCATATGCCGACCCAGCTGGGTACAAGAACGTTAAAGGTATGGAACCATATGTGCCAAAAAACACAGATTTCACGGGAATGAGCACGGCAAAAAAATTTGAAGTCTCTGCGAATTTTATAAAATATTTGAAACGGGTAGAGAACAATATAAAAAAGGGATTCAAAAACGGAAAGTGGTACCCTCACCCGGCGGTCGAAGGTGGAAAAAGTTGGGACATTGGATATGGTCACAAAATAACCGCAAAAGACGATATGGCTAAATTCAGAAATGGTTTGACTGAACAGGAAGTCATGGCGTTATTGAAAAATGATATAGAAAAAGCAAAAACGGAAGTTGAGAATTATTTAAAAAATAATCGCCTGCCTACCAACCTTTCACAACACCAATGGGAAATGTTAATAGATTATTCATATAATTTAGGAACTGTTAGAAAATTTCCAGAAATGGTAAAAGCCGTAGTATTCAAAGATTTGTCGAAAGCTAAACGGGAATATAAGAGATTTGGTACATTCGGCGGAACAAAAAAAGAATTGGGGCGCAATGCTGAATTTTATAACACGTATCTCAAAGACCCAAATGTGTGGAAAAATGGATTGGGATAATTTACAAAACATATGAAATTAACTGAAATATTAAACGAAATAGTCACAGAAGCCAGTGATATATCAAAGATAACTCAACCAGAACGCAAAAGAATATCCAATGAATTCCATAAGCATCCCGAACTCGGCGGCACAAAAAAAGTAGATAGTCTAGGAAAAGTATTAACTATAATTACGCAAGCGTTGGATGTGGTCGGGTTTCAATTAGACATGGTCACTGGGGATTTATTACTAGGAGAAAAGGGGCAGAGATTGCTTCCATACAGTAGAAAATCAATTGACCCAAAAACAGACCCGATACAGATACAAAATAGCCGTATTAGTTTTACGTGGGAAAATATGAATCCCGACAAATTCGGGCCTAAGAACATCGAGATTATCGCGTATCCGTCATAAAAATAGTATTGACGGAACATCTAGTTTTTAGTAAAGTCATAATCGTAATATATGAAATATTTAAAATTTGTGGCGATTGCATTATTTTCTTTAACTCTCGGTGGTTGCATGGTTGTACCATCCGAACCACGCCACCGTATAGTTCAATGCCCACCCCCACAAGTGATTGTGGTTCACGACCATCCTATATATTATTATAGCTATCCGACGATTGGATGGCACATTGGAGTTAGAATGCGTCACTTGCATCGTCGATAAGATTCGAGACAATTTGCGTTAGTACGCGGGCCGTTTGATATTCAAATGGCCTTTATATTTATAAGTATGATTTTATTGAAACATCTTCTCAACGAAGTTCTTGATTCGCCTTATAAATACAAACATTCATTTGCAACCGAAGAAATTGACTACGAAGACGAAGAAACAGGGAAAACTTATAAAAAAGATGTATTAAGTCCCGTTCAAATAATAAGATTCAAAACTGACCATGGCGTTGATTATATGTGGTATGCCAAGCAAAGTAGATTCGATGACACTGCGTGGGAAATAGCGTTCGGAGTCCACGAAGGAGTGGAATCGGACGGAACAAACAAATTAAATATCGGACTGACCAAAACCGGAGATGCGCTTAGAATATTTGCCACCATCATTGACATAACAAATAGTTTTGTTGAATTTGACGATGACAATCACGAGATATTGCGATTGACAATGACTGCCAAGGAAGATAATCGCGCCAACCTTTACATTAAAAGATTCGTTCCATTAATTGAAAATTTTAAGTTGGAAGACGTTAGAAAATTCCACGGTGAGTCGCATATTACGTTAGCTCGAACAAATTGAGCAATTTTTTATAACATTTTAGAAAATAAAAAAGCCCCCTCTTTCGAGGGGGCTTTTGATTGAGGGTTATTCCTTACAAAGTTGATTAGACTTCGTTCAAGTTGCCGATAACAATCTTACCGTAGAACTCAGGACGTAAGATCTTCTTGGCATAACGTGTCATCACGCCACGACGTGGGGTGAAGTTCACTGGGTCATACACCAACGGTGTTTGAATCAGTGGGATGTATGGAGCATATACAGCGCCGGTTTCTAGGAAGTTTGTTCCACGGAAACCTACCAACATGACGTTATCGGTCATATATGGATTCTTGTAGATGGTCCAACGGTTGTTTAGAGCGCCAACTTTGGCAACGCCCATCGCGAACTTGGCTTGGTCGCCGTCCGTGTTGGTGCTGAATCCCGGAATGGATTCGATGATGGTAGCAACGTCCGGAGAACAGACTAGGAAGTTAGCTCCACCGCGCAATGTCAATTGGTGAATCTTGTTAGATACCTTTTGGATTTTGTTTCCAAGTGTTTGGAACCATGTGCTCTTTACATAAGCTGTGCGATTTGCAGCAGTGTCATAGAATCCGCCCAAGTTGGCGTTGTATTCAGTTCCGATACGGGCGGACCAGTATTCGGTTGTTGCGGCAGGGGCAGCAGTTACCAACATGTCGAGGATTTCGAGGTCGATTTCCATCGAGACGTACTCCGACAACAGAGCAGTTAGCTCGGCTTCGGCGTCAATGGAGTGGTAGGCGTTCAAGTCTTGTGCCAACTCTGGTGTCCAGACGGCTTTCAACTTACGTGTCTTTGCCACGATGGCTTCGCTCTTTAGCTCCAAGTTAACTTCTGGGATACCAATGTCGTTAGCAATGCCGGTTGCATTTGGCAATCCGGAACCTTGGTCTTCGAAGTCGCCACGGGAGGTGGCCTCTGGTTGCTTGTGGTAAGCAACTAGGATAGAAGGAGTAGCTCCGATTGCAGAACCGGAAACAACGAACGTTACAACGTCGCCGGAGACCGTTGTGAATGCTGGGTAGAAATCAACAATTCCGGAACCGGAAACTGTGAACGCACGGATGCCAGTAGCATCAAAACCGGTGCTGTTCAAGTTGGCGGTAACGCGGAAGATTTCCTTGTCGGAAACGGACGAAGAAAGTTCTGGGACGAACTTTACGTCGAGGAACGAACCGGTGCTGGCTGTGCCAGTGACGGTTGTGGTCTGGTCATTGATGGTATAACCAAAGCGACCTTGGCCGTATAGACCGTTGGTTGCGCTGTCGGTGCTGCCCAACTTTGTGCCTGTGCCACCGAATAGCGACTGTCCGCTAAAGGCTGGCTTACCGGCTTGGTTGGAACCATATTTGAAGTCCAGATAGAATACTAGACCGGAAGGAAGATTCATCGGTTGAACCGAGACGAATTCCTTGGCCGCGATTTCGGCGAACACACGACGAACTAGTGGAAGAGCAACGCCCGCCCATTGTTCGGAATTGGTGGAGGTACCTGTGCGGGTAGCTTCATCAATTAGTTGTTTTGCTTGGTTCTCCAAAAGGATAGACATATGGGATTTTTCCATATCGTTCTTGACGCCTTCTAGAAGACCAGTTTTTTCCCATTTGGCGACTAGGCCACGGGTTTGGGACATGAGTTGAACCATTGGGTTCGATGTCTCGCTGAGTAGTGATTTGATGTCTGACATAATGTTTGTTCCTATAATTAGGTGTTGATTTTTGGTTTACTTACGAATACCGGCTAGCTTTTGGAAGCGGTTTGCCATAATGGCTCCTTCTGTCAAAACTGCTGGGTTTGTCGGTTTGGTTGATGCAACTGGCTTGCTAGCGAGTCCTTCGGTGATGGTTTTGACGGTTTGTGACATGACCTTCTTAGGGGCTGGTGCCACAACTGTCTTTTTTCCACCGAAATTAGATGATTCGGCTAACGTAGCGTATACGAGCTTGGCTTCACGAACCGACTTCGTGAGGTCAAATGACTCTATTACTCTTAGTTTTTGCTCATTGTTTAGGCTGTGTTGCTTGAACAATTTGTTCGTGTAGAGCAGCTTGGCATTGAGCAGTGTAACTTCATTGATACGGTCCCGTAGATAAACAACTGCGCTACGGTATTCTGCTAGTTCCTTTTTCAACGAAATGTTTTCTTTGACGGTTTTTTTGTCGTCCTTGTCGTCCTTGTCGTCCTCGTCGTCCTCGTCGCCCTCGTCGCCCTCCGGTTTCTTGATATTCTTCAAGAATTGTGGTGGGACTTCTCCTTCTCCTTCGGTGACTTGTTCGGCTTCGTCGTCACACGCAAGAATCTCTTCCAACGAGATTTCTTCATCGAGTTCATTGACTGGGTCGGCGCAATTGACTTCATTTGTGGAATCTTCCAATTCCTTGAGAATTTCATCCAGTGAAGCTTCATCGACTACGTCATTCTCCTTGAGAGCGGACGTACCTGAATCGGTTTTCTTAAGACCATCGGAAACTTCGTTGGAAGCGCCCTGTGGGT